TGCCGTCAGTACCGCTTGTGCCACTTGATCCACTTGTTCCCGCTGTACCAGACGATCCACTTGTGCCGTCAGTACCGCTTGTGCCGCTTGAACCACTTGTTCCCGCTGTGCCGCTTGAACCACTTGTTCCAGAAGATCCACTTGTTCCCGCTGTGCCGCTTGAACCACTTGTTCCAGAAGATCCACTTGTTCCAGCTGTGCCAGACGAACCACTTGAGCCGTCAGTACCGCTTGTGCCGCTTGAACCGGACGTTCCGGCTGTGCCAGAAGAACCACTTGTGCCGTCAGTACCGCTTGTGCCGCTTGAACCACTTGTGCCGTCAGTACCGCTTGTGCCACTTGATCCACTTGTTCCCGCTGTACCAGACGATCCACTTGTGCCGTCAGTACCGCTTGTGCCGCTTGAACCACTTGTTCCCGCTGTGCCGCTTGAACCACTTGTACCGTCAGTACCGCTTGTGCCGCTTGTGCCGCTTGTGCCGCTTGAACCACTTGTGCCGTCAGTACCGCTTGTGCCGCTTGATCCACTTGTTCCCGCTGTACCAGACGATCCACTTGTGCCGTCAGTACCGCTTGTGCCGCTTGAACCACTTGTTCCCGCTGTGCCGCTTGAACCACTTGTACCGTCAGTACCGCTTGTGCCGCTTGTGCCGCTTGTGCCGCTTGAACCACTTGTGCCGTCAGTACCGCTTGTGCCGCTTGAACCGGACGTTCCGGCTGTGCCAGAAGAACCACTTGTGCCGTCAGTACCGCTTGTGCCACTTGATCCACTTGTTCCAGCTGTGCCAGACGAACCACTTGAGCCGTCAGTACCGCTTGTGCCGCTTGTGCCTGACGTTCCACTTGTACCAGATGTGCCACTTGTTCCGCTAAAACTCAATGCATAACTTGCTGTAAGTGCATATGAAGCACTGATTGCAAAACTTGCGGTGGAAGAAACACTGCTTGTTATGGCAGCATAAAGGTCGGTTGTTGTCCAATATCCAGACGCGCTGTCATATATTGGTACATATCCATGTACCTTGTCAATTAACTTTACTTCTATTGGTTGTCTGCCTACTAGTTTGGACATTGTGTATGGATACTATGAGGTTAATTAATTGCGTTTTCTAATATAGATAATATTACTTGTAATGATCCTGATTCAGTAGATGTAATTATAAAAGCATCGTATTTTTCAAGAACTATTTTTCCAGATATTGGATTGAGTGAATCACCCGGTGGAATTTTTGCATCTTTTAATAATGCAATAGCATCACTATCTGACAATGATCCACTCTTTAATATTTTCACATCGGTGCTCATGATACTGGACGTTGTATTAGTAATTTGTGCTGAAAGTAAAATAGAAGCAACTTCCAGATTTTCTCTGTATATAAGATTGCTTCCGCTATCTAATGTTTTTGCAATCAAACGAAATTTATTAAGTGGTATAGGATTTGTAGGCATGGTTTATATAAATATACTTTAAACGCTCTCCAACGCTAAATTTAATGGAACAATTCTCGCGGCCATCGCTTTATCAAATGTTCTGCCTTCAATAGTTCCAGTAGCTTGTTTTATAACAAAACCAGTTCCAGCAAAAAAGTCACCCGTTTCATCACCAGATGTTTGATAAACTCTGCCACCGGCTTCTTCATATACTCTTATATCTACATTAGTTTCGCCAACACCGCCCTGATTTACGGGTAGTCCAAGGAAGTTCACGCCCGAACCAGCATAAGAAAAGTCATGTGAAGTACTTGTTATAAGTGAACCAAATAGTTGTAAATATGTTGGTTCTACATCAATTGCTACAGAACGAATTACATCTATGGCTAAATTCAGCATTTGTTCAACTTTTTGTTTGCCAGACAATGTCATGGTAGTAAATTTGTTGTCTGGATCATTTATAATATAATCTCGTATATATGAATATGAACTGGTATAATCTTGAGCCATATGCTTGCTGTCATTTACTCTAAACGTTGTTACAGCACCTTTTGTGAAACCAGTTGCTGCTGTTAGTGTATATCTTTGGTCATTTGATGTATCTTGGCCCTTGAATTGTCCTTGTAAAAAGTTACTCAATCTGGACGCTTTTGGCACAAGCAAATCTGCGGACAATGCATCAATAAGCAATCCAGCATCAGAACAATCAAAACCTCCGCTCATATATGACGCACTATACCAACCATATGTTTGTAGGTTAGTCATCATATAATTTTTAATTGCCGTTTTTTCAGCTGATAACAATATTGAGCCTGTGATATCAATTGAAGAACTGATTGGAGTTATGTTTGGCACAATCAAAATACGAGAACCAGACGAACGCAGTCCATAATCACCAAATGTAGTATTTGAATTTAGCAATGAAGCATGACCACCATCCATTGCAAAAATACCCACGCGACTAAAGTTTGTAAAGAATGAAACTTGTTGAGCATATCCACGACCACGCACACACAGTCCAATACCATTGAATGCAACTTGAGTATAAGCATCCACAATCATGCTTTTCAACGGACTGTATCCACTAAGTACACTGTCATCAACAATCATACCACCGGGTCCATTGCCAACAAGAGGATTTGGAGGATTTGCTGTTGGATCGAGTGGAGAATAAAACTTTGCCGCTGGAGTATTGATACAAGAACAATTTTGAATATATGGTGAAGTTGTGATACTTGCACTTGGAGCAAATGCAAAGAAGAAACCTTTTCTTGGATTTTCTAAGTCATCAATTTCACATCCTTCAAATCTAAGTCCCCAAGCATATGTACCATTGTTCATCAGGAACAAGTTTTCACCCTTTGTTGCAGATGTTGGACTCACAACAGTTGTTCTTAAATCATTTCCCATCAATGATGTCCAAGGCGGAACCCAAATTGATGCTGTTTCTGAATAATAACCCGGTGCAATATGAATACTCATTCTGTATTGTGACGGACCGGCATTTGCAGCATACGAAGCACTTGCTGCCAATGCCGCCGTTTTGATTGTTCTGAATGTTGTGTTCATTGTCTTACCGTCGTTGGTATCAAGACCCTGCTCAGAAACATAAAATATTTTATCAATTTCACCAACATTTCGCAATTTACTACCATCTCCCTCAAGCAAACCCGCGAATGAAATTGATCCAGTGATTGACACACTGCCTGTGAATTGATGAGTATCAGAAAGACTACTTCCGAAAATTGTACTGCCAGTTATATATGCAATGCTGCTGGTGACAATATTTACGGTTAATTTATCAACCAATATTGAAGACGCAGTTATTTGTCCAACATTTATATTTATTCCAGCAATCAACGACTCGGCTTTTGATGCAGTTGATGCATACGATGCACTTAACGCATATGATGCCGAATCAACAGAACCGGAAATTGATCCACCCAAAACATATGATGCCGTGAGAGCATAAGCAGAATATGAAGCACTTGCTGCATATGATGCCGAATCAATAGATCCAGAAATTGATCCACCCAAAACATATGATGCCGTGAGAGCATATGAAGCACTGACCGCGTTTATGTTGGCCGGTAATACGTTAGAACCGGTTATTATACCGTCAGCATTGGTCTGTATTAATAAATTACTTCCACTAACATACACTTCGGTAAATGCAGTATTTGCTGCATTTCTCTGTGTAAAATAAATATCTTTTGGATTAATGCTCATTTAGTTTTATATAATTATTAGAATAAAGCCATTTTCGGTAATATTTTGTATAAACTTAGTCTAGATCTTTTCCAGGTTGTTTTATTGACCTTTATGTAGAAAAAGCCAACGTCGTATGTTTGGTCGCCCGCTTGAGAACATCCCGTGTCATATGAATTCAAACCAATACCGGCGAGGGGAAGATCAACAAAAGGAAGACTTGTTGATACACTCGGATCTTCACCGGGTGCGGGAGTATCTAAAAAATTCCACAGTGTAACCGGAGTTCTATACCATATTCCGCCTATTTTAGCATAAAAGAAGTCATCATCGTAGCTTCTGTTTCCATCCACTCCACCCAAATAATATGAAGATGTTGGTACTGGAAAGTGCCAAGTAATTTTTCTGAACACCAACATTGCAAATGCATCATCATATGAAAAAAACTTCCAGCCAGTTTTTGGCATGATTTTATTAGTTTCATCACTATAAAATCCATCAGTGGTTTTTAACCATATTTCATGCGGTTTCTTATATTGTATGACTTTAGAAGCTGGTGGAACGGGTATAATGACTGTTCGATATGATAATTTTTCCCAAGCACCGGATTCAAGATTTCCACTATAATTTACAAAAAATTCGTTACCTTTTCTAAAAAAGAATATTCCTTTTTTGCCCGCAATTATTCCTTCCGGATTAGTTTCCGTATATAAAAATTTTTTATTGAATTCGTCTGTTCTTGCACCCATAATAATATTAGTTGCCTACACTTCCAACCAAATTATTTGAACCGGCATTGGTCACGGAAATATTGAGAGCATCGTATGCAATATTTCCATACACTTTATTATATATTGAACTTGATTCAAGTAATACATGTGTAGATCCTCCGCGAAACACATTTCCTGTTACTATATTAGCAGATCCGCTGTATCCACCAATATAAATTGACGGCGCACTGCCTGCATTAAATAATGTATTTCCGGTAAATGTTCCTTCATATGCATTTGAACCATAAACCACGGAACCAGTACCATCTGATATCATAAGATTATTTGATATATAATGGCTTTGTACGTTTTCAAGCAACAGTGCATTGCCAGAATCTCGCGAATCGATGTGACTGTCATTGAACGAAAACAACACCATTCTTCCAGCAATTGGTCTGCCCGCCCAATCATTTGAATTAAATGGAGCATTGTAGAATGTTTTATTGCCTTTTACATACACGCCATAATTAACAGGCACCATATATATTTGATCAAGGAACAATCCTTCTGTGTTCATTCCAGCTGATGTATAATCTACAGTATTTACAAATATTCCAGTTTTCCAAAAATTGAACTGCGATTGATTAATTGATCCATTTACGCACATTCTGCGTATTTCCAACCCTGTGCCATTATATGGAGACGATCCCGTTTTTCCAATCACCATCGTGTTTGAAATTCTAAAATTCCATGCCGACTCAAGAACAATTCCATTGTTCCAATAATTTGAACCATCGGAATAGATATGAACATCATTTATATCAACTGATATATTTGAGTGCTGTGAGTACTGTAAAGTGCCATATGTAACATGTATTGCTGTGCTGGCTTGTCCAGAAGTTTTGAATGCAAGACTCTTTATTGCTACTTGATAATCGTTCGCCCAACCACTGCCATCATTCATATCAAAGTAAATTGCATTTGCATTTGATGTTTGTTTGATAATAGTTATGTTTGAACCTTCACCTTCCAAAGAAATATCACATTGTGGATTTGATGGAATGGTCAATGAACCAGTTATTACAAATGTACCATCCGGAAAATATACTGTTCCAAAGCCAGCAACTTTGACTGCGTTAATTGCAGTTTGTATTGCGGTCGTGTCATTGGTTGTTCCATCTCCAACAGCTCCATAATCTTTAACATTATATACATTATTTGATTTTGCATTTAATGCATATGACGCAGTTCCAATTAATGTTCCGTTATTTATGTATATTGAACCCGTAACAACAGCACTTCCGCTTATGTTCAATCTTGCACTTGATGCCGCGTTTCCAATGACAACGCTACCAGATGTATTGATTACCATGGAAATGATGTTGCCAGCTTGTATCACTGTTCCCATACCAGCTTGACCACCGACAAACATACTCAGATTACCCACGCCAACTCTTCCAGTACCAAATCCATTTGTAAAATATCCAAACGCAGTTGAGTTATTGGTGTCTATGACTCTAAAATTAGCGTTACCGGTTGTAGATGTTATATCCAAAGGATATACAGAAGAACCGGTTATTACAATACTTCCGGTAGTCACAGTCAATGACCCTGTTACTATTGTATCTCCATTAACATCCAATACCGCATTTGATGTAGTTTTACCAAAACTTCCGCTACCAAAAACATTCAACGAACCGTTGTCTCTTACCAAAACTGCATTGCTGACAGTACCTGTATTGAACGTGAAACCACTTGGCGTAGTACCCGTAGTGGAACTGAAGTTTACTCTTGAATTTGCCAAGATTATGGACGCAGCCTGAGTAAAACCGCTGCCACTTATGAAATATATTCCGTCAGCAGCAGAGTCAAATTTTATATATGTTTTTGCTCGTATAGTTGCTGTTCCAGTGGTTCTCAACGAACCAGAAACATTCAAGCTGCCAGTAACAAAATGTTCATCTAATATACTAGTGCCGATATTTGCCTGTGCTACAATGTTGATTTTTGAGCCAGTTATGGCACCAATATTTGCTCTACCAAAAGTTACATTATTTCCCGCGCCAAATTCTTCTCCACCACCATCTGACAGCTGATAACTGCTTGAAATTGTGCCGCCACTGTTCGAACCAGTCACAACAAGCTCCAACCAAACACTGCCAGATTTTACCCAATATTGACCACTATTATACGATTCCGCACCATCATCTCCGCGAACATCGTTTGATGATGTTACCGGTGGATTAAGTATCCATCTTTTTCTTGAAAGTTCATATCCAGCAATTGATGCAGAAACTTTTACGTTGGATAGTTGCCCACCATACATATCCAATCCTATTATATAACTCGAAGTTGAGAGTGAAACTGCATTCTCAAACATGGACATTTTTGTTGGAAGTGAAGTAGGCATAAGTTTTATATTATATAAATATCTCCAAGAAACACATATGCTCTGGAATTATTTATAATATTACGAAGAAATTATGTTGACGTGAATCTAAATGTTAATTGTATTTTAGGAATATCTCCGCCGACACTGTAAAACCCACTTCCCCAAGGTTGTATACCACTACCATATGTAAGTGTTAATATACGGAACTTTGTGGCATTATAAACCATTGGAAATATTTGTCCACCAACATTATTATTGGTAATAGTACCATTGCAGTTTGGAATTACATAAGGAAGATGTCCCCAAATGCTTGTTCCAACACCACCTGTGTAAATCTGTTGGCTTGGTAATGTAGTATCAAAACTTAATCCATTTGGTAATGTAATTAAATAATCTCCTGAACCATACAACCCGCTAAGAGCGGTCTGTATATAAGTCATTACTACTTCCCATTCTTTTGTACCGAGTTGACGATAACTAATATTGTCAGATGTTGTCGTACCCTTTGTAGGATTGGTAGTTATTGCAGTTAGTGTAATTGCTCCTGCACTTGTCCAAGCCGGAGTACCAGAAGATCCATTTTGACCGGATGTTCCTGACGAACCGTTTGTTCCGCCGGTTCCACTGCTGCCGTCTGTTCCACTGGCACCACTACTTCCGTTGGTTCCACTGGTTCCACTGCTGCCGTCTGTTCCACTGGCACCACTACTTCCGTTGGCTCCGCTTGTGCCACTGCTGCCGCTGGCTCCGGTGTTTCCACTGCTGCCGCTTGTGCCACTGCTGCCGTCTGTTCCACTGGCACCACTACTTCCGTTGGCTCCGCTGGTTCCACTGCTGCCGTCTGTTCCACTGGCACCACTACTTCCGTTGGCTCCGCTGGTTCCACTGCTGCCGTCTGTTCCACTGGCACCACTACTTCCGTTGGCACCACTTGTTCCACTTGTTCCACTATAACTCAAAGCATAACTTGCTGTGATAGCATAACTTGATGAAGCATATGCAAAGCCGCTCACGGTCAAATCTCCATTAATTTCGGCATTTCCATTTACAATCAATCCATTAGAAGCTATAAATGCGTTTGGTATCATACAGCCATCTTTATATATTTAAGTGTCCATGTTCCAGATAAAGGAGTAGCCAACAAGTGTATGCTACCACCCACATTATTTACAGACAATGATACTGGCACATATCCAATTTGACTTACTTCTGTTACATAAAAACTGGAAGACACATTGTTCCAACTTGACATAACTTCATTAACTTTGATGTCAGATCCATTAGAAATAGAAACCAACCATCTTGCTGCATTTCCATCACCAATCAATTGAGAATCTATATCAGCAGAACCAGAAATTGTTACAGAGTTTGCGGTGAATGATCCAGTAGCTCCACCATTATCGCCGCCACCAACAATATTCAATACTTCCAATGTACTGTTTTGATTTATAATATTATAAGTTATGGTTGGTGATATCACAGCCGGAATTGTATTACCATCATTAATAGAAACAGATGAACCAACCACCCTTTCGGCTGTTCCATTCACAATCTTTTCATGAACATCAAATACAACTTTTCTTGGTGTAAATGCTTTTTGTGTAGTAGTTTTATAATTCTCAAATTTTTCCGGAAGCAGATATGCATTACATATTAAGCCAAAAGTAGCTTTGACAATTCTGTCTTGACCAGCATCATTTGTTGTTTCAAAATTATAATCGCTGATGCTTGTTCTGAATTTAAATCTATTTTTATCTCCCCAGTAATCTTCAGTAGCAAAATTTATTGCTTCTATGACTGAGTTGCATTGTTCAACCAATTCTGTCCAGATGATAAATTCGTAATTTATTATCACATGATCTGGCATTGCCACACTATAAATTTCTTTTCGTGGCGCAAATCCGTTCATTACTGAAAATTTGTCATATTTATTTTTTTCGCTGAACTTTCTCATCACTGGATATTGAAGATAGCGATTTAATGTTATCAAATTGTCGTTTCTTTGCACAGTGCTGCGACGAAATGCAATAGCAGGAGTTTGTACTTTTCCATTTTTGTCGCGAAGTGAGCCATCTTTGCGAATAGCTTTCCAGCGTTCCGGAGAAGCATAATTTATAGGAACTTTTATCTGTCTGCCAGAATCTACTATCGTTGGACTTATAACATTGTCCATATGACCAAGTATGGCCGCATCAATATCTATGAGTTTGATGGCAAAATCTTTTCTATCATCAGTGTCTCTTCGAATATTATGTTCTCTGCCACGATTTGCTTCTGGACCAAATATAGGTGGTCCGGAAATTGATGAAACTTCCTGTTTCTTGTCCGACATTTCTGGACCAGAACTTACTTTGTTCGGTGGTCTATTTAGTATCGGTTTAACTGTTGGTCCACGCCATGCCATAAATATTAATTATTTCTCTCCATTATATTGAGTGATGTATATTTTGTGTAGTGAGTATTGCAAATAATGCTATGACTCTTTTCAGCCTGGCCGCCAAGTAGTTGTTCTTGTATTACATTATCAATTTCATAATATCTATCATTCCAAGATACTACGTCGCCAATTTCTGGATAAAATTCTAATTGACGCAGCATTTTTTCACGCATTTTGAATATATGATCTTGATTACGACTTGGTCCAAAGTCGTCCATCTCAGCAGTCATTTCAGATCTTTCTATAAGTGCAGATATCTGAATAGCTGGAAAATACCATTTACCAGTTTCTGCGGCAGTTTCACCATATATATTTGTTTTTGTTTCATTTGGTGCAATTTTAAATATCTGAATTAGATTTTCAATAATATCGCCCATGAGTTCACCGTTGAACTGTGCAATCAAGTTTAAATCTCTCTGTGAGAAATATCTACCTCTTAATCCCATATAAGACCCTTCATTTGTTCTGTTGTAATAGGCTCATCTTCTCGGATGCGAATTATTTTGATTCCTTTTTTAAGTGCCATTTCATTCTTCAACTTATCAACCACAATACTTCTTTTTTGAAATGGATATTTACACGCCGCTTCATTCTTTGGATGCCAAAATGCTCCGTCAAATTCAAATAAAATATTTTCATCTGGTAAATAAGCATCATAAAATCTACCACCCATTGGATATTGCGGAACATAATAAACTCCAATTTCTTTGAGCATAGCGTAATATTTTATTTCAAGAGATGTAAAGTTTGCACTTGGCTTTAATGTTTTTTTTATACCAACATGCTTGAGATGTCTTCGTTCATTTTTAGAAAATATCTGATCTAATATAGAAAAAGGTTTCATTTTTTAACCAATATAAATTCCCATTGGAACACGCGTAAGTGTTTCTTGAATTTGTCGAGACTCTTCTGCACGCAATTCCATTTGAGCTTTGCGACCTGTTGCTTCCAAATTTTCTCTCAACTGTGTAATCAAATCTGTTTTTTCAGCAGATGCTTCTTGTCTCAATTCGGCACCATCCAATGTAACTTCCGCACCAGGTATTGGAATGGTTGAATATTTTTGACGAACACTTCCCAGCAGTTCTTTGCACAATGCTAAAAAGTATTTACGAATCCATTGCTTGCCAACACTGTTGATGCCACTGTATGGAATATTATTATACGGAACATTACTATAATCACCAATAGTATTTGAGCCAATATACGATCCACTTGAATTGTAAAATGAACCGGAGTTATAAATGCCCTGACTATCTCTGTCTTTAACAAGCAGATATTCAAAATACATCTTAAAATCATATGTAGGAATTGGAAATATTTTAACTTTATTATTTACAAGTTCAAATCCATATCCGGATTTACGTACCAAGTCATTGAATTCAATTGCTTGCATACGCAGCAAGTCTTCAAAGATTGGAGTCATCAAAAATTGAGTAGCGGGAGAATAACCAGCAAATCCCATTTCATTAAGAACATTACTATAGCTCATGCCCGTCATGCTGAATGGATCATATATACGAGCAGCCGCCGGGGGAGCATTGTGAAAAATTCTGCGAATTTCAATTCTATCAAAACTTTCACTCACATCTCCCCACAATGCTTGCAGGTCATATGATTGTTGTCCTTGTTGCACATGAACATAACCTTTTTTCCAATCAACATTTCCACCCACACCAAATTCCGTTCCATAACCTTGTGCGAGTTTGATTAGATGTGGCAATCCACTGCCAGCAACATTTGTTTGAGTAAGATTTACATTTGCATTACTGCCCTGTAATACACCAATATTATTACGAATATTAAATTGATTTACTTGTGCGCCATATTCATTCACAGCTTCTTCAAAACATGCATAAAAATTTACATCTATCATTTCAATATCAACAATAGGATAGCCCAAACGAGTTGCTGCCCATTTTGCAGCATTTGGTGCTTCTGTTTTGAACTGCACATCGGTTTCATAAAAACCAAATGGAGTGCTTCCGGTTGTGATAGCGGAACCAGAACCGGGCCAGCGGTTTCTATCTTGGTCAATATTGTAATTAATCGATGTATCTGCCATATTATATAAATATGTAGATGCTGTGTGTTTGTGCCGCAATATTTATTATAGAAGGATAATAACCGTCTGGCTTATATTTATAATATATGAGTATAATAAAGCTGAGAGATTTGTTGCATGAAATTCAATTAAAAGAAGCCATGGCAGACCAACCGCCCCCAGTAACGTTTGTTATGCCACCAGCACAACATGCATATGCACAGCCAGCGGGGGATGGCGCAGGAAAGCCATATACTCAGCATAATATTGATTTCAGTGACACTGGTGACACAGGCAACTTAAATACTCGTGTTGTGAATATAATCAAACAATTTGAAAACAACATCAACAATCCAAAGGGTGGATATAACAAGGCCAAGAAATTATGGTTTCCACATAAAAGTGTTGAAGGCGGCAGTGACACAATTGCTTATGGTCACAAAATTCAACCAAATGAAGATTTTAGCAAAGGTATAACTGACGATGATGCATTAAAATTACTTGAAAAAGACGCCGGTAAAAAGATTGATGTTGCCAAAAAACATATAGAAAAATTTGATAGTATGCCATTGACTGTAAGAATTGCAACAATCAATGCATTATATCGTGGTGACATGGGACCAAAAACAATAAAGTTGTTGAACCAAAACAAGTTTGCTGATGCTGCAAAGGAATATTTAAACCACAGAGAATATCGCAGCACAA